TTTCGACTTGACCGCAGTCGGCACAAGCGAGTTTTGGGGCGATGATGGGGGCAACGAGTTCTTCGTAGTTTTTGCGTTCTCTTTCGGGGGCAGGAGCGCCACGAGCGCCGTAGGAGCGTTGCTCGTCGTCGCACACTTCTTCTTCTTCGGCCTCATCAGGGCAATACTCACAGCAGGCTCGTCCTTGTTTATCCGCGAAAATGACGATGTCGTCGTTTGCTTTGAAATTGTGTCCGCAAACTCCGCAGGTGTAGGCGTCTTCTTCTTCGGCGCAGTTGAAGATTGTAGTCATTATTGATTGTCGTAGGGCTGTCATCCGCCGATAAGTTGGAAATCCATTTCAATTTTTTTTGGTTTGCTATGTTTTTGGCCGTATCATATGTTTTTGGCCGTATCATATAAAAACGAACAAATTAATAATAAAAACAATATCGCAATAACGAATATAAAACACAAGGAAAAATCGTATGAGCGGAATTACGACACGGGGGAATTTAAATTCATCCGACCCTTATAATTTGTACTACGACATTAACGTAGTGACGGATTACGACCCGACTTTGACTGGTGATACCGCACCCCCTCTTACTTTTACGGAGACGCGTCAAAACCCTATCATCAATTACCCCGAGGACTATTTGTTGTCGGTTGTGCGTTTTACACTAGATAGCCCTACACTTCCGATTTGGTCGCCTGATGTGTTGTTAGGGGTGGGGCAGACTAACCCGAATAAACTGATACAGTCTTTTAGTATGAGTGTGACGGATTACGCCATTCCAGCAGCACCCGTACAATATTATGTGACGACGCCGAGCAACTGGATTTTTATTCCAGATGACCTTACTGTTCCTGCTCCTACTGCTCCGTTTGTGTTTCAAAACTTACAAGACCCCTATTATTATGTGTATGAGTTTTCACGAGCGTTGGCGATAATGAATAATGCGTTGAAGGCAACTTTTACTGCGATGAATGCGGTATTGACTGCGGCGGCTCAACCAGTAATAGGAAACACCGCGGCGACACCAGCGAACATCTATCAAAATTACTGCCCCCAGATGACATACGACCCTATAGCGGAGTTATTCACGATAAATATGCCGTTGTGTCCTCCAGCGTTGTCGGGGGTTGCGCCCCCCTTTATTTACGATACTTACGACCAGAATTTGCCTTTACTTAATGCGGCAGTTCCGGGTTCTTTTACGGGGCGTGTCGTGAAGGTGTATATGAATACGGCGGCTTGGGTGTTGCTGAACTCACTACCGACGCGTTTTCAAGGAAACAACGCAGTAAATCTCGCTCGTGGAAGCGAATACGAAATAGTGGCATATAATAATCAATACCAGAATACGAATGGTGGAGGGCGTCCGACATTCCCTCTAACGCCAGTTGCCTCGACGGTTTCGGCGATACCGCAAATTGTAGTCCCGCAGGAGAACTCTACGACGATTTTATGGTCGCCCGTTCAGTCCATCGTATTTTCTACATCGCTACTACCCGTTCAGAATACCCTTCTATCGAAACCAGTTATTTTTAACTTCTGGAATGGACTTCAATCGAAAGTCGTTGGCGGTAATTCAAATAACAACGTAACTGCGCCAGTACTTACTGATTTTGAATTACAGGGTGCGACAGGGACATCATCACAGGTGCGGATTACATATACGCCGACGGCGGAATATCGTATGTTGGATTTGCGTGGAACTACCCCCGTAAATGCGGTGGAAGTTTCGGTTTTCTGGAAGGACAAGTTTTCGAATCTTCATCGGTTTCAGTTGGCCGCTGGGTGTGTGGCGAGCATTAAAATCTTGTTCCGCAGAAAGGACTTCTACAATGCGAGAGTAGATTAAACAACGCCTTACGAAGAAATCGATATAAAATTAAACGTAAATATATGGTATAATAATGTCTGCCCCTATCCCTGTTGATTTTGATTATGTCTCAACCACACACGTCGCGAGTTATACTTACACTGTGTCGAGGCTCGTCCCATTCACCTGCGCGGAAATTATAATTGTTCTTTATAGTGATATTGATAGGGGTTTCGGTAAAGCAATCGTTATGACGATTGAGGGGGAGGAATATAGTCTGTGGGGTAATGATGATAGTTATATTGCCGACTTGGTCGCCAAGAAGGTCGCCTCCTTACACCAGCCACAATAAGAACGCGGAGCAATTGAAAATGGAAAAAATTGAAATGAATTTTCAACATATCGGCGGATGACAGATACACAACGACGACGACGATGGCACAAAAAGCAACTATATTCAACGGTCTTATGCGAAAGACACAGGTTTTTCGCACAAAACTTCGCACGGAACTCGGAGAACAAATACGCGAATTCGCCCCTACGGATGCGGATTTAGTCCTTTACTGCGACCGTTGGTTGGGCGAGGTGGAAAGGACGAGAAGAATTGGAGAGTGCGGAAATTATGTTGATGATGACCGTGTGGATGAGAATGATAAGGACAGGAAGGCGACCGAGACCGAAATCATAGAGAGTATGATAGCGTTTCTTGACGAGACTGACTGCGAAAAGGAGATTTACCGCCAGATAGGGGAGGAAATATCATCACAAGGGGCGCACTACTTCGAGGAACTCTATGGAAGCGAAATACCCGTTTATCTGAACGACATTTTCGTTAAGTGCGGAGGAGACCGCTATTACGGAACGGACGGTGAGTTTCTGCTGAAATTTCTGAAGGACGAAGTGGAGGAGATAATTAATAAGACGATGAGGGAGCATCTCTCGGACAAATTGCCGAAGAAGGAATAAAACGACGAAATTATATATAAAAACAACCGAATATTAATAGCATAAAACAAATCCGAAAATGAGTTCAGCAGACTTTCGCAAAGTCCTCGTGGAGGATGCCCGTATGAGAGTTACCGACAGTTTGCCCTTTGGTGTGGTTAAGTCAGGACAGAATGTTACGACCCAGATTTATCCTTCTACGTCGCAGTCTAATTCGTCCCAGACTTTTTCTATTCAGACTCCCTCTGAAGTTACAATCCTCGACCGTAATATCGTTTGGAAATCCACTTATGAACTGACTATCAGCGGAACTCCCGCCGCAGGAACTTATCTTGTTGATTTGGGTAATCGTGATGCCCTTGCCCCTCTGCCTCTTCATATGAGCGCAACTACCCTTCAGGTTCAGGTGAATAACAACAGCGTTTCGGTGAATATCCGTGATGTGTTGCCCCAGTTGCTTCGTATGTATGGCGATGACCGTGCCTTGTCCCGTTGGAACGGTATTTGCCCTCTTGCCCCTGATACCTACAAGTTGTATGGCGACCAAGTTGGCGCCAATAATAACAGCAATGGTTCTTGGTCGCAGACTGCCGATAACTCCCTTGTGAGCCGTGGTGCTTTCACTATTGACGAAATTAACCAGACTACCCCTGTTATTGGTGCTGGTCTGAAAAATCAGCAGACTATCGGTGATGGAACTGCCCGTGTGGTTGTTCTTCGTTTCACTTCATATGAACCCCTGTTTTTGTCTCCTTTTCACTTTGCCAATCTCTCGGCGAACCAGATGGGCTTGTACGGCGTTACCAATATGAACTTCATTTTTAATATCTCTGCCAACGCTGCCCGTGTGTGGCGTTGCGGTGCGTCTGCTGCCTCGATTGCCAACTACAGCGTTTCAATTTCAAGTGTCGCAGGGTCAGAACTTCATTTCCAGATGCTTACCCCTCATCCATCGCAGATTTTGCCCTCGAAGAACGTTGTGGATTATGTTGATTTCCCGCGTTATTTGACTACCTTCACTACCACGATTGGTGCTGCCGCCCTTTCTGCCTTGAATGTTTTGACACCAGGTTCCGGTACATTTTCAAGCAACAACATTCAGTTAAATCAGGTTCCCGATATGTTGTGTATCGTCGCCCGAAAGCCAATGTCCCAGCAGACTTCTCGTGATAGCGATAGTTTCTACCCCATTACTGGTATTTCTATTAACTGGAATAACCAGTCTGGTTTGCTGGCGAACGCCACCCAAGAGACCTTGTTTCGTATGTCCGCTAAAACGACGAACCAGACTTGGAACGAGTTTAAGGGATTTGCGAACAAATACCTCCCTCCTGCCCTTGCGGCTGGTGCTGTTTATAATTCACAGAGCCAATTGGTTCAAACCGCAGGGTCTATTCTGTGTTTGAGATACGGACAGGATATCCCTATTGTCGAGGAGTTTTATGCCCCAGGCTCATTAGGGTCGTTCAACCTCCAGTTCAATTTACAATTACAAAACTACGACACCACAGGAGCCGGTCAGGTTGAGATTTGCTTGATGTGCGTGAATAGTGGTCTGTTTATCACTTCCCAAGGTGTTTCTTCTACTTACACGGGTATTTTGACGAAGTCCGATGTGTTGGCTGCTTCTGAAATGAAACCCGTGAGTGAGCGTCATTTGCGTCTGGTTGGTGGTGTTGAGAGTTCCGCCGTCACCTCGGTTGCTGATGTCGCCCCGAAGGCACAGGAGGCGATAATGGACGCAGTTTCCGCAGCAAAATCCGCACTCGGTAAAGGTGCTGATAGCGTCAGCGGGGGTCGTATGAAATTGGCTTCTAGGTGCTAAGTCGCTGGAGAAATCCGAAAAAACAACAGTTTTTATGGTATAACTATGAAATATAGCATAAAAATAAAAATCTAATGATTGTATAACAGAAATGGATACGGCTTACAATAGGAGAATAAGTTCGACTCTGGATGCGATTAATCATCGTGCGGCGCGACACGCCCCCGCTAACTTTGTTGGTAGGGGGTATGGTTCTGACTGCGGACTTGATACACAATATCGGGATGTAATGGGGGCGGCGTACAACCACCCTAGAGACTTGTCTCGTGTTGAACGAGAGAATAGGGCGGAGGCGGGACTGAAGGCGTTTGGTAGTGGTTTTTTTGACGACATCGGTAAGGCTTTTAGATACACTCCAGTAGGGATGATAAGTGATGCCGCACAGGGGCGGGATACTGTTCTTTCTGGAAGAGGATATTCTGGGGTATCGGGCGGTAATTCCTATACGAAAGTGGGGGTGACGATGCCGTTCCGAGAGGTGCCAGAGGCGGGCGTGATAGATTTTGCGAACCCGTTGAGTGGTGAGGGGATGGCTGTGAGTGGCGGGAGAATGAAGTTTCCGATGAATACGAAAGTCCAAGTGGGTAATATGGACGGTTCAGGAGAACCACCGAAAATCGGTTGCGCGTGGTATGCTTCTCTCGAGGATTTCAGGGGAGGTCGTAATCGTATGATGGAGAGTAAGAAAATCGGTCGTATGACGAAGATGCCCGATATGCCGATGGATTTGGACGCCGATGAGATGCGATTTGTTGAGGATATGTTTAAGAAGAGTGCGGAGGGTTGTGGTTATTATGGTGGTGAGTGGTACAATAACTGGAACGATTTCACAGAAGCGGTTAAGGATGCCTATGATACCGTGAAGGGGGTGTGGGAAGATTACATAAAACCAGTTCTCGATGTCGTGGGAACTCCTGTGAAGGACGCCCTATTAGCAAGCAACAACCCTTACGGAGAGGCGGGTGCTGGTGTATTGGAGTTGTTGGGTTATGGGTATGGTGGTGCTGATGGTGTTGGTGGTGCGGGTTCGGATGGAAATGGTAGGACTGGGATGAGTGGCGGACGAAGCGGAGGCACTGTCGGCCGTAGTGGCGGACGAAGCGGAGGAGCGGAGGTTGGTGTATTTGCGAATGCGAAGCCGATAAACGCGAATTCTCTCGGATTTGACCCGAAGTTGGAGGTGGAGCAGTTGAACGCGGCGACTGGTTCGACTTCGTATGGAGATATGCCGACGAGCAATCCAGTCGGTTCTGGTATGGCGGTGAGTGGAGGACGAAAGAAGCGACTTGTAAAAAACGTTAGTGGGGTATTCGCCGCCCCGACAAAAATGGGCGAGGGATATGTGGATGAGGCAGGAAACGTTGTTCTTACTCCGAGAGATTTGGAAAGACATAAATACGAGCAATATGCGAGTCTGGAAGGGAATACGAGAAGGTCTGACCCGTATTTATCCAGAGCGCTTCAAGCGGGGAAGGATATATTGGAACTCGCTCGGCGAAAATCCCCCGAAATTGCGGAGTTTGGCAGGGATAAACTGTTGGCATATATCGGCGTTCATTTACCCTCCGAGTTTAAGGGTAAGGCGGACGCGATGGCATACCTCGCCACACAACCTTTTATTGACGAGTGGAAGGCGAAAATAAAGAGGGAGAGGAATAAGGACAAACTCCGTGAGGGTGAGGAGGATTTTGAGATGGTGGAGCGCCCCCCCTCGGGGCGGGGGGCGGGGCAGCAAGAAGACCCCTACGGTAATATGTCAAAGGAAGAAAAGGAACAATATGAGAAGGTGATGAAAGAGATTGGATATGGTAAGAAGGGTGGTTCAAAAGCCGAGCGTGCTGGGTTGGCGGTGAGTGGCGATAACTCGATGGGTGCGATTGTTGCCGAAAGAGGGTTCAGTAAGCAGTCGCAGAAGGAGGCCGCCGCCGTAGAGGATAAGGCTGCTGATAATATGTGGGACGGAACAAAGATGGAGAATGAGCGTGGCCGAAGTGGTAAGAAAATCAACAGTCTTATTCTTCAAGACGCGACACGCGGACAAAAGGGGGTGAGTACGGGCGGTGCGATGTGTGGCGGAGCGGCGTCAGGCGGAGTTCATCCACTAACGCAGACGAATAACCTGAAGGGTATTTTCGGTGGTGGTGGAGAGAAGTCGGGAATGAAACGCAAAGGCCAGAGCAACGCGTATTCGCAACTCACGAAGAAGGTGATGGCGGAGATGGGGATGAGATTGGGCGAGGCATCGGCGTATATCAAGGCGAATGGATTGTATAAAAAGTAAGTCTAAAAACGAAACGCCGAGAGATTTCGTGGAACGAAATTATCGAAGATGAGATTATCGAAGATGAGATTTATTATAATAGACGAAAATTGTAATAAAAACAAAAGTCTAATTCTATTATAATAAAATGGCGAACAGACATCGTGGTTCAGACGCAGACCGTTCGATGCGGAGCAAACAAATCGCGGAAGCCCTTGGCGAAGACGCACGAGCATCACAGAAGGCATTTTTACTGAATTTCCCTTTCGTTAAGCAGAATAAGGAAGAGTTTCTCCGACCAGACGAGTTGGATAGAAAAACGCAGTTTGAATTGAGTGGATATTTGGATAAGATGGCGTCGTCATTATCGCAGGCGGTTTCAGCACTCGCAATTCCAGCGGAGGCGAGTAAATTGACGCAGGGCATCAGCGAATTTCTCTCGGCGTTCAATCGGGCAACGGCGTATGTCCGCCTGTACGGACGCACAGGCAAATTATCAAATCGCGAGGAGCAGGGGATACAGGAGAAGTTTGATAGTGTAAAACCATCTCTCGAGCAGATATTAAACGCCCACGCGGCAGGTAATCCTATTCCAGAGTTCAGGGCGGTATTGAATGCGTATGATAATATTCTTAATAATGACTTGCGTCCAGTTGATTTTTCACCCCCGCTTAATATTCCGCAACCCGCACAACCAGCAGGCGCACCAGCACAACCGTTTATACCGATTGTTGGCCCACAAGCACCGCCTAGAGGGCCGCAAGGGGTAGCCCCCCCAGCACCCCAACCGCCAGTTCAACCAGCAGGACAACCCGCCGCACCGCCAGTAGAACCTCCAGCGGACGTGCCAGATGCGTTGTTGGCAGAATGGTTGGCGGCGGCGGGCGCCCCAGCAAGGAGGCCAATCGTCGTAAGAATGAGGAGGTGGATTGCGAATAATAGAGCAGACATATCACCAGACGGACAAGGGGCGGCGGCGACGGCGTATTTAAATAGAGAACTGGGACGATTTAATGCGGGAAATCCATCAGCACGGGAGATATATCAGCAAGACCTAGCAGCGTATAATGCGGCGTTAGGGATACAGGGCGCACCAGCAGTAGTACCGCCAGTCCAACCGCAACAACCAGCAGCCCCGCAAGATGTAGGATTAAGTCGTGCCGACATTAATTTAATCCGTGAATTGGAAGGAAACCGGCAATATTTGGCGGCGGCACAGGCGGCATTAGCGGCAAACGCGGCGGCACCACGAGCGGCAAGACAAGACCCCAGACAATTACAGGATGCTGTGAATAGGGGTGTAGATGCGGTGCGTTTTGCGGAGGAGAGGGCAATTCGGGCAGGAGTAATTAATGTCCCGTATGACCCAGCAACGATGCCCGCCACTCGAACTCGTTTTGGTCGTGGAGCGTATGGAGGTGTGTCGGCGGATATGGCGGGAATGGCGGGAATGGATGAGGAGTATCTGGATTTGAAATTACACGATGGTTTCGTAGAAAGAGGAAACTGGAGTGGAATGATGAAGGCAGTCCAACAAATGCCGACACACCCTTACGGCGCAGGAATAGAAGCGGAAGAGGGTGAAGAAAGGCCGATTGCTATTTCAACTGGTTCATCGCATCGTGTAGGAATGTATGATGGTGGCGACTTGATGTCGTCATCGGATGAAGAACCAGAGGAGGAGAGTGAGGATGATGATTTGTATGACCGAGAGATGGCGGGACGCGGGCAGTTGGACGACGCTGCCGAGAGAATACAGGCGAATAGGACGAAGTCCGAATTGAATGTGGCGAAAGGTGGAGCGAAGAATATGAAAGAGATGTTGGCGAAGTTGAAGAGTAAGATTAAGTGTTATTAAAAAAAGGACACCCCTCGTCCTGTATAGATTACATCACAATAATTACCATTCCGTGGTTCTTGTGATGCCGAACACGGTACGACCCTCGAGTGGTCTAACCCCTTCCGCTGGGACGAAAACTGCTTTGATGAGTACTTTGCCCTCCGTTAGTTTAATATCCACAGTCATTTTGCCCTTCGCATCCTTGCCGTAAATGTATTCCGCCTTTGCCTTCTCCGTCTCGATTGTCTCTTCAACACAATCGCAAATCTTCACACTCAATCCCTTCTTCTCCATCTCCTCCGCCTTCATTTTCTCCTGATGTCTCTTGTGCCTCATTTCTTCTGCCTTGAGTTTCTGGGAGTGTTTGTATTCTCTTGCTTGTCTGGGGTTCATTTGTATCGTCGTGTGGTTGTCGTTGTATTCGGCTGATATGAGTAAAATGATTTCAATTTTTTCTGGATTGTGTGAGCGTAG